ATTATTACCACCATCTGGTCCTGTAAATACAGAAATAGTTGGTGAAATTACACCACCAATAGAAGAACAAGCTAAACGTGTAAAAGATTACATGAATTACATGATTACACATGTCATGAAAGAATATGATCCAGATATGGATCAATTATTATTCTATTTACCATTGTCAGGATCTGCATTTAAGAAAACATACTATGATGGAACATTAATGCGTCCTGTATCTAAGTTTGTATCTAGTGAAGACTGTGTTGTTAATTACAATGCGTCATCTTTAGAAGATGCAATTAGAATTACACACGTAACAAAAGTAGATGGAAACACTTTACGTAAACAACAAGTAAATGGTTTTTATAGAGACATACCAATTACAACTGGTAGTGTATCTACTAACAATGAAGTAACAGATAAAATAAATGAATTAGATGGTGTGTCAGACGAAACAGCAAGTGGAGAAGACACACATACATTATTAGAAATGCATGTTGACATGGACGTACCAGGTTTTGAAGATGCAAACGGTATTAAGTTACCATACATAATTACAATTGATCAATACAGTAATGAGGTTTTATCTATTCGAAGAAATTACAAGGAACAAGATCCAGCTAAAAGAAGAATAGATTATTTCACTCATTACAAATTCCTCCCAGGACTAGGCTTTTATGGATTTGGCCTAATCCACATGTTAGGTGGGTTGTCAAGAACTGCAACAAGTGTTTTGCGACAGTTAATTGATGCAGGTACTCTTGCCAATCTACCAGCAGGTTTTAAAGCACGTGGTATGCGTATACGTGATCACGATCAACCTTTACAACCAGGAGAATTTAGAGACGTAGATGTAACAGGACAATCTATAAAAGAATCTTTGTTACCGTTACCATACAGAGAACCATCACAAACTTTGTTTGCACTATTAGGTTTTTGTGTTGATGCTGGTAAATCATTTGCTGCAATTGCAGATATGAAAATGGGTGAGGGTAATGAACAAAACCCTGTTGGCACAACACTAGCATTATTGGAACGTGGCACAAAAGTTATGAGTGCGATTCACAAAAGATTACACTACGCACAAGCAACAGAATTTAATTTACTTGCTAGATGCATACAATTGTTCTTACCACCAGAATATCCTTACGCAGTAAGAGGTGGTAACAGAATGATTAAAGCTACAGATTTTGATGATCGTGTAGACATACTACCTGTATCTAATCCAAATATATTTTCTATGTCACAACGTGTTATGTTGGCACAACAACAATTACAATTAGCAATTGCTAATCCTGCATTACACAATTTACGTGAAGCATACAGAAGAGTATACCAAGCATTAGATGTAGATAATATTGATGCATTGTTAAAACCAGATCCAGGTAACCCACCACCAAAAAGCCCTGCAATAGAAAACTCAGAAGCTATGCGTGGTATGCAACCAAAAGCTTTTCCACAACAAAATCACAAAGCACACGTGGAAGCACATGCAGAGTTTATGTTTACTAGACCTGTGCAAATTAATCCACAATTGTATGCAATGATGGAAGCACATGTTTTACAACACATAGCAATCATGGCTGCAGAACAGATAGAGCAACAGATGATGCAAGAAACACAAAAGTTTCAACAACAGATGCAAGCTATGCAACAACAAGCACAGCAAAATCCACAGATACAACAACAGATGCAAATGATGCAAAAGCAATATATGGATAAAAAAGAATCTGCGATTGCAACTCTTGAAGCACAATTAATTAAACAGATGGCTGCAGAAGAACAACAAAGAAGTGGACTAGAAGAAAAAGATCCACTTGTTAAACTAAAACAACAAGAGATAGATTTAAAAGCTGCAGAGTTAATGCAAAAAGCACAACAAGCAGAAACAGATACAGTTATGAGAACTGCTGTTGAATCTGAAAAACTTGACTTACAAAGAGAAAAGATGCAAAGTGATCAGGACATGGGAATCATGAAAGAATCTTTTGGCATGTTAAAAGAACAAGGTAAAGAAACTGCTGGAGAGATAAAAGAGAGTATGGCTGTTTTAAGAGAAGATAATAGAAACAAAGCTAACGAAAGAATAGCCAACAATAGGAACAGGATAAATGGCAACAAAACTAGACAAGATAGCTAGAGTAATGCAAAAAGCAGAAGAATTTGCTATGAGAGAAATAAATGGCAATTCTGATGATCAATTATTAGTTGCAGCTGGATTGGCTGCTGTAACCAGAAATTTGTATATAAACGCTTTGGGTCCGGAGGAGGCACAAAAAGTCTTTGAAGTTATGCTTGAATCGTTTATAGTAGCCGACGAAATTATTGATGGGGTTTATACTCATCAAAAACCAACTATACATTAGGAGGTAAATATGAAGTTATTATCAGATCTTTGGGCACATCTCAAAGAATGGAGTGACTGGGGAATGAAAGACTGGATTAAAGCCGGTATCGTTGCTGTCGTCGTTCTTTTTGTGCTTCAATCATTAATCTAGGGCTAGATTAAAAGAGGTAAACATGGCGTCAATATACGATTATTTTAATAAACAAGACATATCCGGTGGCGGTGGTTTTAGATACAATAAGGGAGACAGTACATCTGGTCCATTTTTAACACCAAATACTAACCGAGCTGCTGGACAATCATTCTATGGTAGCATGCCTAATTATGCAGGTTATGGTTACGGAACAAATACTGGAACCGGTAGATCAAGTGTTGACGCCGCTAGCGGTTTCGGTAATCCTAACCCATCTGGCATGGGCATTACTTCCATAAACATGACACCAGCAATGGATAATAGATCTGCTGCAATTAGAAACACTGCATTAAATCCACAGTTAAGTGATGAAGAACAATTAAATCAAAGTGGATCTGTGCCAGGTATAATTAGAGATGGTGGACAAATGATTACAGACACTATCATCGACCCAGCAAAAAATGTTGCTAGTGGTGCAGCTAACATGTTTAATTTTCCAAACATAGCTGGTGGTATAATGAAATTAGCAGGAGGTGCAGCTGAAAGTATTGCTAATAACCAAATGCATCATAAATATTTAGATAGAGTATTTCCTGACAGAGAGTCAAAACAATTTGCATTATTTGCAGAAGGTGCAAAAGGACCAGAGTTAGGACAAGCAGAAAAATATTTTAAAATGGCTGGTATGACTCAAAGAGACATTGATAATTATTTTGATCCAAACAGTAAACGTTTTATGAATACTAATTTCTTTAGATCAATGTCAGAAGACAAAGATGCTTTTGATACAGGTATGTCATTTATTAACAACGCTAAATCCACAGCTAATGTATACAAAAACATGGTAAATGCGTCTGCAGCTGATGCTATGGATAGAGGCGTAAGTGGTGTGTCATACGACGAACCAGATATGTTAAACGAAATACTGCCGGGTGAACCTGGAGTAGATTTAAGAAACTATGAAGGTATGCAATCAGGAATTGATTACGATGCAATGGGACTAACACCTGATCCAGAAAATGATTTACTTTACGGTGAACCAGGATTTGGTGGACCTAGTATAGTTCCAAAACCAAAACCTCCTTTCCCTGGAGCAACAGACCCTGACGCGTACAATCCTTACCCTGACGAAATGTTTCCAGCACCAGGATCTATAGCTGGTAATCCAGACTATGATCCAGTAATGGACATACTACCAAACGAGCAAGAATACATTGATATTAACCCTAGTTTCTATAACGTAGTTGGCAGACAAAGTGGTTTTCCATTTAGTTTTGGTAACAACTTAACAAGTCAATTAATGTACGGAGATATGGATTCTAATGCACCCGGAGTAAACATGTTTGGTAGTGCAAATGATGCAGCATCATTTGTAACTGAACAATTAAATGAAGGTAACCCAAAAAGCATAAGATCTCAAAGATTCTACGATAGACTACTACCTTACTCTATTTAAACATGGTTAATCCTCACACGGATTATAATACGGGAACTACTTATGGAGCTGCAGGTTCAGGTATAACCAGTTTACCTCCATCACAAAACTTTGGTTCTAATATACAAATAGGTGGTTCACCTATTGTTGATACAAAAGTACAAGAAGAAGCCGGTGAAGGTAATTATCTAAACCAAACATTACCTGGTCAATCAGATACTGGTGGTAATGATGGGACAGTAACTTATCAAGATTTACAAGACGCACAAGCACAACAAGCTTACAATCAATCTTTAATTAAACAACAACAAATGGCAGATGCCAAAAAACTTGCTGATCAATACGGAACTAAAATTAATCAATTAACAGATCAACAATTGTTAGACATGCAAGCATCAGGTTTGTTTGAAGCACAAGCAGAAGGCATGTTGGGTGGTGTAAGTGCAATGGAACAACAACAAAATCTGTTAAAAAAATCTGTTGGTTCTGTTTTAGATAAAGCAAAAACAATGGGATTAAGTGGTAATCAAATTGCAGAGAGATTAGATCAATTACCAGAGTTTCAACAATTATTAAATTTATATGGTGGCGATGTAAACGCTGTCATGGCTAATTTTGAAAATCCTGATTTAGGATATGATAAAACAGGGATTTATACTTATGATGATGTGCAATCAAATCCAGAATTAAAAACAGCATATGAAGCGTTAACAGGTGGTGATTTAACTGCAGATGAATTAAGACAATTTTTACCTTTTATAGATTACCAAACGTTTGAACAAAATCCAGGTGTAGATAGTAATAGATTTAGATTTGGAGCACAGGCTCGAGATGACAGATTAAGAATGTTAAGAATGTTGCAAGGTGCAGGACAAATTAAACCATTAGAGCAACAAGGATTTTTTGATACCATGAAAGATGCATATTCTGAAGACATGGCAAGAGCAGCAGATGAAGGAATATTTAAAGGTATATTAGGTGCAGGAGTATTTGATTCTGACGCACTAAAAAGATTAATAAGAAGTTATGGATCTGGAGTTGCACAACCACGCTATACAAATGTAGCAAGAGGTGGTATAATAAGTTTAGTAGGAGCATAGTATGTGGCAGTTATTAGCAAAACCATTATTAGGGGTAGCCGTAGATGGAATCAAAGGTTTCGTAGAGACTAAGAAATTAAATGGCGAAGTCAAGATTGCAAAAATTAAGGCAG